CAGGACCACTAGCCCTACCACCAAACGTAGCTAGTCAAGCACCCTTGGGCCTAATGTTAGAGAAGTCCCATTTAGGCATCTCACCATCGTATAAATAAGTAATTAACTTACGGAACGCAGACTGCCAGCCTTCCTTAGAATCTTGTACTACTATCACATCTTCAACATCTACCATTTCTGACGGCACTTCAGGTAGTTTGTTGACAAACTGACGCTCAACACTAAAGCCTACGCCTGTGCCGTGCATCAAGACAAATAAACATTCATCAAATGCTTTAGGGTGGTCTACGCTTAAGTAAGCACAGTTATAACCTGCTATGTGGTTCTTAGCTAGAGCAGGACCTGCGGTCATCAATGCTCTCATACTAGGCATAACTTCTAAGTTAAGTACAGCATCCTCAAGTATCTTACGAGTCTTAGGAACTAACTCTTGGTTAGTGTTCTCTTTAAGATGTACTTCCATAAAATCAAAGTAACGTGCTACTGTTTCTTTCCAAGTCTCTCTTCTGTTCTTCTCAGGTAGCCACCTAGCGTATCTGCTCAGGGCTATAAAATTTTGGTAATCATTTGGTAGTGTATTCATTATTCATCCTCCATTGGGTCGATTTCAATGTTAAGCATCTTTTCACCATTGTCATCTAAGTAAGTGTTGTAGTGTAGTCTTCCTTCTCTGTGCATTTGGACGGCATCTGTTATTCCTTTATCATAGCATTTATTTCCGTGTTGCCATAATAAGAAAGCACCTATTATTAATAATCCTAATATCAGAAGGATGAAACTTTCAGTTGGTATCATCATCATCATAATTGTCTTCAAACTCCTCTCGTTTATCTATCAGTTTATCCTCAAACTCGTGGAGTAAGTCTTCGGTTGTTATATCCAAGACCTCGCAAATAGTACAAGGGTCTATTGCTTCCTGTACTATCCTCTCTTTAAGTTCATTCAGAGTTAGAGCCATACTGTCCCCCTTCGTGCTCTATGAGTTTTGCTAGAAACCATTGAGCTTTTCTTAAATCCTCTACTCCATTCTTGTCTCTCCACCTAAATAAATATTTACAAATACTGGCGGTAAGATAATCCATATCTTGATCTAGAATAAAGTCTATACATTCTATATTGCCCTTTTTATAATGGTTAGGATTTATGTTATCTTGGTCCATTCTTTTAACTCCTTTATCTGTTTTGTTGAAAATATAGTAATGTCATTCTTATTACACCATTGAGTATAAGTTATTTTATTACCTTTAGCAACCTTAGCTTCAGGACGGGGCATTAGAAATATTAACTCTTTGCCTTCAAAACGCATCTGTTCAGCAATTGATTTATACTTCTGTCTATCCCCGCTCCTAAAGAACCCCTTAACTTCAATAAAGAACTTACCTTTAACAAAGTCAGGGGTGTAGTTCTTGCGAATAGTATAGGCTACTCGACAAGGTTCATACTTCCAGTCACTCCCTAGTGCCGCATAGCACTCTTTTTCTAGCTTACTCCGAAACTTTATTGCCATCAGCATCAACCTCTAGGACAGAAGGAGTAAACTTAACTTCAGTTAGGTAACGTGGACCAGTAGAATATATAAAAGTTCTAAGATCTTTGCCCCAACATTCGTGCTTGTAAGCACAATAGCTACAGCCTACAGCAAGTTTCATATTGCCTGACTTACCATCAGCTATAGTTTCATAGCATCTCTTTGGTGGTGTTGCATCTTTAACTACTCTCTTTATGTTTTTAATTCTTTCAGTTATAGAGAAGAAGTTTAACTTAGACCAATACCATTGAGATTCATCAGCCATATCATACTTAAGATATGTCAGGTGTCCGTTGGTCTTATCCATAACTAACCAACCTACATCTGTTGTATTTTCAGAATGGGCATAACCTTTGATTTGATCTATGTATCCAAATGGATCATCATTAATTAGTGATCCGTCTTTAAATTTCTTAAAGCCATAAGGTGACGCTGACTTAACATCTGTCAATACACCATCAATCTTACAGTCCATAGATCCTTTGATACCATCTACTTCAGCTTGCTTCTGCTCGTCTGTTACGGCGTGGCCCGCAAGTTTAGTTAAGGCTAGTACCATCTCTTCAATCAAGTGGCCATAGAGGAACTTGATTCTAGTGTGGGGCATAAGTTCCTCACCTTTATAGCCATTATAAGAATACCACAACTGTCTATCCTTCTTACCTATGTTAGACATCCTAAGTTTACGCCTGTCAAACTTACTCTCTGTGATATTGTTACGCATCATTTCTTTACACTTCTCACCGAATGACTCGACTATCTGTTCGACATCTACACCTTCAGGAATTTCCTTGGTGTCAATCATATGATATATGTCGCTAACTACTGTATCTGTACTTTTCATTAATCTTTCTCCGCGTGTATATGGTTACTAAGGACATAATTACCGAAGTAATATCCACCATCTCCGCCAGTAGAAGGGCTTCTCTTACGCTTAAAGCCAAGCACCCTAGCCATTCTCCATTCAAGAGTATCTAGTTTTCCTAAATCCTCTAAGTAAATGGTATGACATTCACCCATCATTTCAACTGCACTTTTTAAGTCAATGTTCCCTTGCAGTAATGTTCTATAATCGTCCATAGACATTTCTAATTTAACCGTATCATTTTTTAAGTATGTTACTTTTGTTTCTAGTGTGTTTGTTGCCACGTTTCACCTACCTTATATTCACCGTCCAAAGGACAGTTTAGTTTAAAAGACTTACCTGCTTGAATAATAGCCCCTACCGCTAGGCCACCGAAGAACTCTGCTTGATCATCTATGACCTCACATTGAAATTCATCGTGTACATTCAGTACAAATTTATAATCTATCTTATACTGTTTTGCATATGTGTCCAATAGCACCAACGCTTTCTTCATTATAACCGCACCCGCGCTCTGTAGTAGAGTATTAAGTGCTGAATGTTGAGAGCGTATGTGTAGCTTACGACCATCTAACCCAGTTACCCAACCCTTCTCGCTAGATTGAGTTACCTTCTCTCGCAGTAGTTTTAGGGCAGGAGTATTATCAAGAAAGTTCTTCTTAAGCATACGTCCGTGTCCGGCTCCACCGCCTGAAACCTCACCAATCTTAGCATCACCCGCACCGTAAAGGAACGCATAGATAAAAGTTTTAGCTTGATCTCTAGTTTGTAATCCTGCTGACTTCTGATTAGCAGTATGAATATCACCAGTAAGTATCTCGTTGGTGTATTTATCATCATTCATATAGTGTGCTAACATTCTAAGTTCTAGACCACTAGCATCACAACCCACTAACTTATAACCTTTAGGTACAGTCCACAAGTCACGACAGTCAGCACCATAGCCACCTGCAAAACCCCAAAGGATTTCACCAGTTTTCTTATCGTGCCTAGTCGCAGGGACTTGAGCACAATTAGGCTTAGAGTGTGTCATACGTCCTGTAACCGCACCACAAGAATTAACATTACCGTGTATTCTACCTGTATCTTCATTAATAGCTTCAACCCAACTCTTAACCATAGCAACACGCTTGGTAATTGTTAGGTAATCAACGATCAACTGTGCTTCAGGTATCCTTACAGATTTAAGTACCTTTTCGTCTACAATAACATTACCTTTATCAGTAAACGCTTTAGGCTTCCACCCGAAGTGCTGAAGATATTTAGCGATCTGTTGACGGGAGCCAAGATTAAACTCAGGGTACTCAAAGTAACCCCAATCACAATCATTAAAGTGGGCTCCTTTATCAAGTTGAGCCTGATAGCGTTTAGATATAGTACCATCTTTATTCTTCATCTTGTCTTTAGGGTGTACTAACTCAACCCATACAGGCAGAGGTTTAAATCTTTCGTGTACCTCGTCCTCTATGTCTAGTACCTTTTCCTTCATCTCGGCCAGTAATTCATAAGCACGTCCCTCATTAAGTATCATACCGTTATCGGTTTGTGTCTTAATAATTTCAGCCGTCTGATGTTCTATATCTATAGCTTCTTCATCTTGATCAGAAAGATGTTGATATAAGTTTTTAGTAACCCTAACATCCTGCTTACAATATTCTAACATTTCTGTACTATACTGTTCCCAACCACCTTGATAGTCATCTTTATAATTACCTAACCTTACGCCCCAAGATCTTAGACTGTGTCCACCATCAAGGCTAGGGTTATGTAGTCGTGAAAGAACGAGAGTGTCCCGTAAATTAAAAGACCAATCCATCCCAGTAATCCTACGCAAAACAGGAATATCAAAACCAATAATGTTGTGTCCAACAAGAGTGTCGACATCTTCCGATGCCAACCATTTTCGAAAAAGTCCATTTGCTTCTCCTCCTATAAAGTTGTATACAGTAGGCTCGTCATTATCTAACATAGCACATATACAATGCACCTTAGTAGCGTTAAGCCCGTCAGTTTCTATATCAAAAAAAGCCTTCGGCATCTTCCATTACCTCCGTTAGTCTTCCAGTATCACTATCATACTGTAATCTGCAAGCCTTACCAGTCAATCCTGAAAATCTATTTTTGATAACGCGTAATGTAGTTTGATTACGTATTATAGGATCGTCTGCCTGTTGGTTACGTTCTAGGCCTATAACTATGTCAGAAAGTTGGGCGATTGCGGCACTACCTCTAAGCTCTGATAGGCTCACCTGACCACCTTCTTCGTGTGCCTTACCTTGTGGTCGTTTTAAGTGAGATATTAGGAATAAGCCTACTCCTGTCTCTTGTACTATCTTCCTTAGCTTAGTCATAATGGCATCAATCGCCTTACGTTCATCTAATATACCATCTTGGTCCGATACAACAATAGACAAATGATCTAATACAATCCACTTACAATCAAAAGATTTAGCATAAGTTCTAATTACATTTAATAATGAGTCTTCCGACATACTACCAAAGTGATCATAAAAGTATACGTTCTTATCACCTACTGACTTCTGCCATAAAACTTTTTTATCTTCAAGGCTTAGTTCCTTTTCAAATTGAGGTATATGTATCGGAAGGTTAGCCTCTATAGACATTAAACCTTTAACACTACGCTCGATAGATTCTTCTAAGTGAATGATCGCAAGGTTATCATCAGTCTTATCAAGTATGTAAGCCTCTAACTCCTTGACAACGCTAGTTTTTCCCATACCTGAGCCACTAGTAATAGTTACTAATTCCTTAGCCCTAAAGCCATAGGTTAGACTGTTAAGACCTTTCCAAGGATAATCAATATTGGCAAGATTCTCGTCCTTTAAAAGATGTTCCCACGTATCTTGGCCCTTAATAATTCCTGCAGGCGTGTAAGATTCAGCAGACCACCAAGCGTTAGTAAACTCCTTGATCTTTCCGTTAACTAGCATATCACTAGCGTCCTTCATAGGTAGCTTACAAACTTTCAGCTTACCAACAGATATAATATCCTGTACGGCCTTTACAGCCTCAAAGCCTGCGGTGTCCTGATCGAAACATAGTACGACATTATCGAAAGATTCGATGTATTCTAAATTATCTTTAACATCTCTAGAGGCGGAATTAGATCCGTTCTTTAGAGATACTACGGGCCACTTACCATCAAACATTTCGCTTATAGATAGTGCATCTAACTCGCCCTCGCAGATAGTTAGGTATTTACCGCCTGATCTGTTAGCTACTTGTCCGAATAGCCCTGATCCTTTATTAGTACCAATGATCTGAAATTCTTTAGTCGCGACAGTTCTCTCTTTATAACCGATAAGGTTATTTGTATCTTTAGAGTCAAAGTATGGATAGTAGTGTTTGTCTATCTTACCTTCTTTGTTGTAACTCACGGTAACGCCAAACTTAGCCGTTATATTCCCTGAAATTCTTCTGTCTTTAATTGCAGATCCTTTAGTACCCCGTGGTGTGATTGTAGGGTGCATAATTGTTGTTTGCTCCTTATAGTTAACCGTGCCTGTAGACGTACCTTTCTCATAGTGTCCGCAAGCATTACAATAACCGTGTCCATCTGAATAGATCGAAAGGTTATCACCTGACCTATCCCCGCCTGTATCTCTACAAGCAGGGCAGGGCTTATGTTCTACAAAAGTAGAAGGGTTAATTAAAGAACTCATTCGTCTCGTCATCAGCAGACTTATAGCCTTCAGTACGATCTGTTACTTTGATGGCCGTAAGATATGTAGCTAGGCCGTGGGTTGGATGAATTTGACCCGCCTTCCATAAGACACTTACTTTCGACTCTGGTCCGAAATCAGTACCTATGGCTTCACCATCGTCAGTCTTGATCATATCAAAATCTAACTTATAGCGCGTAGAAAATTTCCTCGCTTTGTAAGACCCTCCATCCTCGGTTTTAATGGTCCTAACCTTTACACCTTCTTTTTCTAGTGCCTTGGCGTTCTTATCGTCAAGAGCAACGGTCAAAGTGTACTTTTCAGTATCTTCACCATTGAATTTTTCAGTGCTGTCTAAATAGACATACTTTGCTATACCTTCAGTTATCATAATTATTTTTTCCTTAAGGACTTTGAAAGACCTAAATTGATTCGTCCTCTTAAGATCAACTTAGGTTAAAGATTCTAAAGTGTTAACTATAATGATTATCACTTTAATTTAATCTATGGTAATATTTTAAACTAATTACTTATTGTTGTCTACTATAATATCTTCTTTTTTTATAATCTCTTCATCTGAAAGCCACGTATAGGGGTTAGAGTAGTACCTACAGACGTTACATAGATCTATAAATTTAGTTTTATCTTTAGACTCTCTCGCTTTAGATTCAGATTCGTTTAAGACATTATCGCAACATTTACATCGCATCCCTGCTCCTCACCTTTAGTATCATATCTTGCAGTCTTTCAGACTGTTTGTCATCTTCCCATTGAGTATTAATGTTTAATAGAAAATCTTCAATTTCATCTACAATTTCACTTAAAGCGTCATTTTCTTTTTTCAAAGCTCGATTAATCCTTAGAGCTTCATCATTAAAATTTTGATTGTTATTAGGGTTACTCATTTTTTTAGATCCTCCTCGGATAGTACGTCTTTATTTTCATAGCTTATAGCGGTATTATCATCTAATACCCTTACGTGCTCTTCATCGCGTCCTATAGAATATCCTTCGTCCTTCATAGCATAAATTCTAGCGTCAATCTCTGTTAGGCCTTCGGCCATAGTTTGACCCGTTGATCCATCCACTACAAAATAAGTGTATTGAGTTTCTTTATAGACTTTAGCTAGTCTACTTATTAGGGGTTTATCGTTCATAATATTTTATCCTTATTTATTAATTTAACTTATTATAACATTATTCGTCTTTAAACCTCTCGTTTATATCATCATTAATCTTTTTATAGAATGGAATTAGCGTGCAAGCTAAACCAATCATTACACAAAGTAAAATAAATAGATCTAAAAGAATATTTTCTAACATAGTTCACCGCCTTTTTTATTATTTTAAAGTTTTACGCTAAAAGATCACTTTTTAATAATCTTTAGACTAAAACCTAAGTAATAGAGTCCCAAATATTCGATATAAGGGACTTTATTACATAGAGTAAGGCCTTACTATTGCTTTTATTAAACTGTTTGTAAATCAATCGCAAAGCCTGAAAGATCTTTTTTAGCTTTACCCTTAGCAATCAAACCAACTACAACGCCCATAGGATCTAAAAAGCGATGATCGGATATATCACCGTTAATTACTTTACGGCCTTTATAAGTTGCAGGTAGTGTTTTACCCTTGAAAACAACCGCGATATTGTAGTTAGTTTTCCAAATAGGCTTAAATAGATCTTTATATTTTCTATTAGCGCCTGAATAACTAAAAGTTAAATGGTAGTTTGCAGGAATATCTTTTTTATACCTTGATAATGTTTTAGTGTAATCGTAAAATTGCACCTCTGGAAATTCTCTAATTAAAGACATAAAATTTATATCACTAATTACATTTAAACGTATTGCAGGAATTACACTAAAGCGCTTACAGTCTTCTATGAAGGCGTAAATATCACCCCTTAGCATTGCCATAAAACCCGCTTTATTATCCCTATATAATTCAGTCTTGCGCGTTCTAGCGTCTATAACAGTTTGAAATGATCCACGGCCCGCCGATTCTAAGCACGGCGCTTTACATCCTGCAAGAATTGCCATAGCGCATAAGTTAACACCCTTTACTTTATCGGCTGGCATTAAAGACAGGCCCGCTATACGGTATTCTTTAACTTTTCCATTTTCCTTTTTCTTGAGCTTTGTATTAGATCCGAACGATAATAAGTTATAAGACTTTGAATTGAACTTTGTTTTTATTTTAGTTTTGATTGTAGTTTTCATTTTATTTTTGATTGTAGTTTTCATTTTATTTTATCCTTTTATTATTTGTTTAAGAACCTATCAACTTTACTTCTTAAAAAGCCGACGGGGTTATCTGTATTTTGTACATCACTATGCAAAAAAATATCAAAAGTTTGATTGATCTCGATTAATAGATCTCTCATTACTTGATTTTCTGTTACTTCTTTTTTATATAGTTGCATTAGTTTTTTCTTATCTTCATATGTCATTTGTTTTTCTATTGTCAAAGTAATATTTTTCATTTTATTTTTCCTTTTTGTAGTTGTAATAAATTAGACCCCTATTGCTAAG